CAACCTTTAGAGGAGCTCCTAACCCTTTTAGGTGGGAGTTCGATTGCTTGTTCCTCAAGTTGGAGGAATCTATCCATGCGAGTGGATAAAGCATCGAGTTGATTTTGAAGATCTTCAGGCTCTTTAGACGACTTGGAGAGGCTGAAAGTGGTTGGGACAGCTGTTACTATAGCGGTTTCTGCATAACCACCACCCATGACAGCATTAATAGTAACGGCCAAAGTTCCAAGGTTAGTGGCGTTAGCGCCGACAACAGAAATCAAATAGGAAATGGCAAAATAGGTGGCTGTGGATTTGATAACATAACCGCCAGCATCAGGTTCAAGAACAGAAAGATATGTACCATCGGTGGTGGTAGAAACGGTCATATCACCGCTCAGAGTGGTAGCATCGAAGAACAAGCTAACAAGAAAAGTGCCAGAAAATGCAATTTGGAGAAGCGAAGCATTACCGGCTTGAGTGATCACAATCCCTTGAGGACCAAAATATTGTTGATTATTTAAACCTCTCAAAAGAGAAGTTTCACCATTTGTCGTGCTACCAGTCCAAAGACAAAAATTGTTGAGGGCAGGCAATTCCAATAAGGGTTGATAAAATTCAATATCATACTCAAGCAACAAATTGCCAACAATAGTGTTATTACTAGGTGGAACAACAACAATAACGAAAAGATTCCCAGCGTAAACTAATCTTTTCTCTTCAGAACCGTTACCCAAATTAGTCCATAATGTGGGTTGTCTACCTTCCGGACGATACGTACAAGAGGAAGGGGCAAAAACGGACATTTCTGTAGCTCCCTTAGCGGATAGGGCTTTGGAGATTTGAGCAGAACCAGTAGGAGGGACATCATCGGGATCAGGTTCAAAATACATAGCAAGAGAACCTGAGGTGGCAGTTGAAACTGCCGATTTATAAACAAATCTCAAATTTTTCACTCTCCATTTTTCAAAACAAGAAGCAAAAACTGATTGACGGGTGCCAAACATCTGACCAGGGGAATAACCAATATTAGTAAGAATAGTTCCAGGTGTAGTGTTTGACGGAGTAGTAACATTTCCGAGATAATCAGTACCTCTCATTGTGAGTGTGGTTGAACCTGAACCAGTAATTCTGCCGGGACGAGAGAGTAAACGAGTTGGGATCGAAACTGGTGGTCCTCTGCCCAAGGACCTTCGAGCTTTAACTTTTGAAGTTTTGAATGTCTTAAGACGGGGCATGGGTTTACCACCGGACGAAAGCTTACCATTGTGCATAAGCGGTCCTCTTTTGGCTTTAGGGGCAAGGACAGCGCCCTTTCCTTTAGCACCTTTCTTTCCAAATTTCTTAACCATTTGTGAATAGAAGGAACCTTTAAGTCCTTGATTGGAGCAACAAGAATCGAAATCTTGATTAACTATATCGACTTCTTCCTGATATTGATTATCAGGATCGTATCGAAGATCGTGTTGTTTACAACAATCGTCGAGGGATGATAATGAGGGGACGGAGAAGTCAGGATCAGTATTGTATCTTTTCCCAGCTGTATAATCTGGGCCGCAATAATTTGTGAATGGATCGTAGAACATTGAAGTATGGTTGATAAAAGATGAACTTTTATTGGGCTCTATAGATTTGAATTGTGTACCCAATAAAATAATATCGAGAGCAGTCTTGTCGACAGATGCTCCCGAAAGATAAGACTCAAGAATGAGACGATGCATATCAATAGCCACGGTGAGTGAACAGAAACCTTTAGCAGCAAGGGCAACACCGTGAGTATCGAAAAATAAAGAGACCATACTATCTCTAAAATTGATAAGTCTTTGTGCAAAGATACAATCAGAAACGGCACAAATGCGAATAATGTTGTCAAGTTTTTGTAGGTAATCAGCCATAGACATGGATTTTTTCTTGTAAGCAACATTAAAAATTACTCGGTCGACGTTGACATATGCAAAGGGCATATCTTGAATAAAAATTGTGGATAAACCAGCAAAAACAAGATTGGAATCAATTCGACCACCTTCAAAATTCAAACCAATAGTTAAAGAAGTTTGTTTAAAAAGGAACAAGATATCTGTAGGTGAGTAATCAAAAGGGGAATATGAGAGGGGATCAAGAGCAAAAGTCAGATCGTCCCCACAAGAGACATGCCTAGAGTGAGCAAGGACCTCATCAAGTGTAGCACTTCTGAAAGTTGGAACAGCCAAATATAAAAAATAAAAAAAATTAAAATAATTATACAGGGAGTTTAGCAAAAAAGTCAGAAGAAGGCCAGTTTTATTTCCTCGAAATATACGTAAAATAACGGCCAATAAATCACTTAGAGGTAAGACACAATAAGCAGAAGAGAAAACGTTTTGATCGAGCCAGAGCAGGAAAGTTAGTTTCTCTTGTTCATCACAATCAACTCTGTTAAGCAGAGCCTTAATAATTGTAAGGATAATGAGAGGGATAAGTGAACTATCCCATTGAGATCCATCAAGATCGGAAAAAGCCGGTCCAAAATGAGTAACGTGTTGGTATAATTCCTGAAAACCACCATAGTAAGGGGACCAACCACAAGTGTTTCCGGTGACAAAAAAAGGAGAATTTTTAAAAACTTCCAAAATATTACCAAACCAACGTCTTTCTTCTACATTCAAATGAACAGGGCTAGCATTTATGGATCGAATTTTATTAAGGGCAATCTTTTCAATAGGGCGGAGTTCATTCTTTGATATTTGGTCAAATAAAATAGAAGGGTTTGAACCAAGAAGGATGGACTCATGGAATTCATCGAAAGAGGGACCGAATATATCAACAGGAAGGTCACCTTTCAATGGGTATCTGGACTTCACAGGACAACCAGTAGATCCATCAAAATTAAGGCCCGCTATAGCTTCTTCAGTACTAAGCATGGGTTGTTTAACGGGAATAATATGGCACATAAGTTCATCAAAACGATCAGCAGCATAAAGTAAAGCTGGAGAACAAATGGAATATTGACGACAAGTGGTATATTTAGAAAAATCCTTCCAGAGAGCGGTAAGATTAGGTATAGCAACTTGATAACTAGAACTGAAGGGATCGGGAAGACCAAACTTTTGATGGTTTTGGGCATATTGTAGGACAGGCTCATAACTATTTCTTTGAGAGTGATGACACTGAATAAATGAGATAAATTCAAACTCAGGGCCCAAGGACGAATAAAGCTCAGGGTATTCTCTTTGTAAAACTGCTAAGGAACCAGAAGTTAAACGAGGAACAACATCATTAGGAAGATATGAAAAATTAAATTCCTCAAAGGACTCAACTGAACCAGTAGTGATATTGGTGTAAGGACTATCACAAGAATATTTTTTATCAGTGAAACC